ACCAAGCGAGTATTAATCCGTGCAGCGATCGATAAATACGTTTATGGTAATTCGTTTGTTAGTGTCTATTCTCCAATCATTCGATTTTTAAAGTGCCCGTCATGTAAGTTTATGTCGAATATTAATCACGTAGATTATAAGTTTAAGCTTAAACAGTTAACGTTTACATATACTTGCCCTAATTGCAATCGGTCCGGTGTGAATGGTGAAGTAGTTGATCGCAAGCTTCTTCGTATCGACAAGATGTCGATTATTCGCTGGGACCCAAAGCTAATCGATATCGATCACAATCCGATTACCGGCCATAGCCAATACTACTACCGTATTCCCCAAGAATTAAAAGATCGCGTTACCCGTGGTAACAAGCACATCATCAATTCCATGCCAATGGAGTTCTTACGTGCTTTAAAGAATAACAAGACCTTCTGTTTTGCCGATGGTCAGATTTTCCATATTAAGATGGATGCCCCTTCGGGCATTGAAGCGCATTGGGGATTCCCGCCGCTCGCTTCGACAATCAAACTTTTCTTCTATGCCTCCGTTCTGCGCAAAGCTAACGAAGCTATTTCGTTAGATTATATTGTCCCGTTTAGAATCATCTCGCCTCGGCAAGCAACACCCAACGCCGATCCGGTTCTGACCATCTCATTAAATAAATGGTCAGATGAGATGAAGGCCAACATTAAACGTTGGCGCCGCGACCCTCTGCATATTATGTGGTCGCCTATCCCCGCTGAAATTACTCACATGGGCGGACAGGCTCGTTCGCTTATGACGCTAGGCGAAGTTCAAAACGCTGAAGAAAATATCATCGCTGCACTCGGCATTCCAAAGGAGTTTATCTACGGTGGACTTTCATTCACTGGCTCTGCTGTTACACTGCGTATTTTGGAGAACCAACTACTAACCCACACCAATGACCTTGTAGATTTATTGCAATGGTTGACGGATAAAATTGCCCGCTTGCTAAGCTGGGAAAGTGTCCCGGTTGATTTGGCTCCGTTTAAGTTCGTGGACGACGTTCAGCAGAAGCAGTTGATGCTTCAGCTTAACCAGAACCCGGAATCCCCGCTGGTATCCAATACGACGCTGGCTGATACCTTCGGGATTGATATCTCCAAAGAGCGGGAGAAGCGTAAGCAAGAACATCTTGATGAATTGCGGTTCCAGCAAGAACTGCAACAAGAAGTTCAACAGATGCAGAATACGCTCGCACAGCAAGCGAAGGCGCAAGCCGCCCAGCAGCAAGGGAATGGCTTGCAGTACGACCAGCAGCAAGTCATTGCCCAGGCAGATCAACTTGTCGATCAGTTCATGCAAATGGACCCCGGCACCCGTCGCTCGCAACTGCATGCGCCACAAACCGAAGACATGGTTCTTTATTCGGTTGTCATTGTTCGTATGCGTGACCAGGATACAGCGCAAAAACAACAGGCCCTACAAGCAGTTAAGGGCGGGGGTGGCCCGCAATGAAACCCGAAGATTTCGCCTCTGTAATTACTCGCCACCAAAAATTGCCTGATTTTGACAGCGAGAAAAAGCCGGACATCTCTAGCCCTTTTCCTCGCCCGGTTCCAAAAGATCATCGCGTTGTGGATATCGACGAAGAAGATAAAATCCCAAAGTCTATTCAATGGGATTACGAAGCTCATGTTGAATATCTCTTACTGCCTAAAGATTGCGACGCCTATGCGGAGATCATTAACAAAGCACTAGCAGGCGATGCGCTTATTCGATTTGAAGAAAAGTCCTTTTTGAAAGAAGGAGACTGTGCGGTTGTTATCTGCTATTTAACGCGCAAGCCAAAGTAGCACTCTTTCTTTTACCAAAGAGGCGTGGAAATTAATGGCGTCCAATCCGATCATTCCTGTCTTATTAGATGCTAACGATCAGCGCGATCAAATTAGAAAGCGCGCTATCGAAGCCGTATCGGAGGTTTTCCCATTTAAGACCAGGAACTATACGATTGAGCTTGCCAATCCAAATATCAAAGAACAGGACTTTTCTTCTCGCGAACAAAAGAAAGCGATCATGGAGGGCCGCTCTTTAAATGAAAGAGTTACGGCCGACCTCACGGTTAAAGACAATTCAGGTAAGGTTGTTAGTAGTGCTCCTGGCTTCACTGTTATGCACCTACCTTATTTTACCCCTCGTCATACTTTTATTGTCGATGGCACTGAGTATAGTGTTGCCAACCAGATTCGAACCAAACCTGGAGTCTATACCCGTAGACGCGGCAATGAAGAATTGGAGGCGTCCTTTAACTTATCTAAGGGCGCCAATTTCCGTATTGCTATGGACCCTGAAAAAGGTCAACTCCATATGCAATACCAAACAACGAAAATTCCGCTTTACCCCGTGCTTCAAGCCATGGGGGTACCCCATCAGGATATCTCTAAACATTGGGGCGCTGAGGTTGCAGAACTAAATCGTGACGCGGCTAAGAAGCCAGAACGGCATGTTGAAAAGCTATACGAGAAAATTATCCATCCCGCGTTACAGACGCATAAAACGTACGAGGAAAAAGTAACCGCAATCCGCGACTATTTTAATCGTACGGCCATGGACCCAGAAGTTACGGCTAAAACGCTAGGACAGTCTTTCGATAAAGTTACTCCTTTATCAATGCTGAAGGCGTCACAGAAGCTGCTCGATGTACACCGTGCAGGGTTGAATACCGATGACCGTGACAGCTTAGAGTTTAAAACATTCCTACAGGCAGGCGATCAGTTTAAGAAGCGCATTGAACACGATGCCCGTCAAATGAAGGGCAAGTTCACGATCAAATTAGATACCCATAAGGGTGATATTAAAAAGGCGATCACCTCAGGTATCTTCAGCAAGTCTTTAAAGAGTTGGCTAACGTCATCGACGCTTAGCAGTGTGCCGACGCAGATTAATCCGATGGAATTATTAGACCATTCGGTCCGTGTCACTTCGTTAGGCGAAGGCGGTATCTCAAGTGAACGCGCTATCCCTGCCGAAACACGAAATTTACACTCTTCGCACTTAGGGTTAATCGATCCTGTATTTACTCCAGAAACTTTCAAAGCCGGCGTAGATGTCCGTGCCGCACTATGGGCACATCGTGATGATGCTGGAAATCTTTTTACGCCAGTTAAAAACGTAAAGACCGGTAAAAAAGAATTCTTACGGCCTCAAGAAATGGCCAAGAGCGTGATTGCTTTTCCGGGCGAAGTGGTAAAGCCAGGAGCAATTATCGATGTAATGAATGAAGGCAAAGTAGACAAAGTTCCAGCGTCACAAGTTACCCATCAAGTATGGGAAGGCGCTGGAATGTACAGCCCTGCAACGAATCTGCTTCCGATGTTTAATAGTATGCAGGGCAACCGCGTAATGATGGCGGCTAAGCATCAAACGCAAGCGTTGTCCCTTGTACACCGAGAAGCGCCTAATGTGCAAGTTAAATCTTGGCGCCCTGGGTTAACGATCCATCAAGAGATTCTTAAGAAGATTGTTCCCACGTCTCCTGTTGAGGGTACGATCCATAAAATCGACGAGGATTATATCTACATCAAGCCTTCAGGAACGAAGGCTGCGATGACATCTTTTTTTGATCCAAGCGAAGAATACATCTACTCAGATTTCATTAAAGAATCTGATGATAAAGGATTAATCAAGTTACACTATGACAACTATTTCCCGTTAGCCGCTAAGAGTTACCTGCACGATGAGTTGAATGTTAAAAAGGGTGATAAGGTTAAGGCGGGTCAACCTTTAGCTGAATCGAATTACACCCGAGACGGTGCACTAGCATTAGGGCGAAATCTCCGGGTTGGATACATGGCCTACAAGGGCATGAATTCCAACGACGGCCTTGTCATGTCGCAGTCTGCCGCCGATAAGATGGCCAGCCTGCACATGTACAAATATACAATGGCGTATGGGGATGTTGAAGGAAACCGCGATAAGCATAAAGCTTACTTTTCAGTGAAGTACACTGCGAAGCAGTACAACAATTTAGATAAAGATGGCGTTATTAAAAAAGGTACGGTTGTAGAACCGGGTGATCCTCTTATCGTCGGTGTGCGCCCGAATCAACTTACAGGTGACGCAGCCCTATTAGGCAAGCTGTCAA